TTGAAAAGCTAAACGTAAAACTTCTCCGTGCATGGTACCGTCATAACCAGCCCAATCTCCGTCAATAGCGGCTTCATTTTCCAGTCTCTTGAATAATCTATCCCATTCTAGACTTTCACAATTAATACCTATACATCCATCATGTTGAAATCTGGTAGAAGCAAAATGCGCTGTAAATGCACCAAAATATTTCTTAACTACCATGGTATTATGTATATTAGGTCCCATTATATGTCTAGTCTTTCCTATCTTAACCTTAGAGCCTGATATTCGCTCATCCTTCAGAAAGAGACTCCACATAGGATTTCTACTGTAATCTCCATTTAGCCATCTATTTTCAAGATCCAAGGTCTTTTGCATTGTTTCATCGGTCATTTCATATTTTCCATCTTTGTAATAGAAGAGATTCTTTTTGTTAATCCCCTCCAGTGAATAAGGAAGACCACAACTAGTAGACATATCTATAGGTGTTAAATCTTGAAATCTTATTGATCCATTGACAACTTCATCATAACTTAGAATATCTTTCGCATTGTCTGTAGCAGGCTTGTTTATCAATTGAAATACAATAGCTGCAGATTCTAACAAAGCTTCTGTAATTTCTGGCTCGAGATTGATTTTAGATCGTCCAAAACCCGCAATTGCGTATAACAATGGATCCGTTCCGTCCAATATACGTGGGTCTTTATACGATAAGGGAGCAGGAAACGTTTGAGCTTCAAACATGTCATGAATACTAGAAGGTCTAATATTAGTATTAGTAGGTTGGTAAACTACAAAAGGAGACTCTTCAACTTTTAATCCAGGAATATCATAAATAGATCCCATTTGTGCTACTACGGCTAAATCTTCGTAGCATATGGGTTCTCCATTTCCAGAGTCTATTCCGTCAATACCGGCGACGTGTATACCTACAATCTTCTTCGATACCTTGGGATTAAAAACTACTATAGGCAAGCCACAGTTTCCTCTTCGCGTGGGTATAGCATATGATATTCCATGCTTGAGACATCTAACTCTTTCTTGAGTAGCCACTCTATATGTGTAGTCTATATTCGACGAATTAAACGAAGCGGTACCGTAACTATTTATTCTTGGTATTCCAACGTGATTGCTGAAAAGTTTACTAAGATCACTTCTTAAGACAAAATGTTTTCTTATGTCTGCTTTAGGTCGTAAAAGTGGTATGTGTACGGTTACAATACAAGCATCTTTAGGGTGTTTGGACTCACACTGACAGGTCAACTCATGAGAATTAAATGAAGTTCCTTCTACAGTATGTCTGATTCCAGCATCTTCAATAGTAAAACTACTGCCAGAAATCTCCATAAAATGAGCAGGTATTAACATTGTTTTAGAATCTACAAATAAACCGTACATACTATATTGACCCTTACTGATAG